CGCGTCTGCTGACGGCCTGATCAAGATGACCGCTTCCCATTCCTACGGGAAGAGGGAGCGGCATGTCTTGAGGATTGACCACGCCAAGCTATCGGCGGATCCGTACAAGCCCACTGAGAACGTGCGAGTCGGGATGAGTTTCTATCTCGTATTCGACGAACCCTTGGCAGGCTATACGGACGCCGAGGCGTTGGCAGTTTATACAGGATTCAAAACCCTGTTCACTGCCAGCTCGGATGCCCTCGTCTCCCGTTTGTTGGGCGGCGAGAGCTAGTGGATGATAGCGAGATCGAAGATAAAGGGAGTACGCCGGAAGGCGTGCGTCCTAAACCCTTCGAGTTTCGCTATGCCGTGAGACATCGCGGCCGAGAAGATGAGCCGGAGACTTTGTCAGTTCGCTTTGGTCGTAAGACCGCGGCGGCTGTCATACTCTCGTTCTACCTTTTCGACATCTCCGTGGAGGTAATACTCAGGGAACACTTATTCGGGTGTTAATTCGCCCGGATAGGTCCCCTGGAGGGAATGCATCTATTAGTTTAGGTGCCCCCTCTGGGTACCTGGCTACATAACGAAAGGAACAACAGTAGTTGTCTGAGAACACCCCTGAGATCTCGGAGGCCGATATGGTCGCCGAAGGTCTCGTTAGGGTGGCCCTCGTCTGGGGCGCAAAAGAAGCTTGGATCAAACTGATCCTCGCATCTATGTGCTCTAGCGATAGCGCCACAGCCAACATCATCTTTGAGATGATGACTAGCCGTGACGTCCCGGATGACTCTGTCATCCGTTCGTTACGTGAGCTATCGATGTACTATGTCCAGCCAGTATTGATGGGCGACCGCACCTTAGAACAGGTGACGGTACTCATCCGCTGGTCGGAAGCCTCGCTTCGAGCTAAAGCTCTTAACGAGTAGTAGTCGATTCACTCGGTAGCCTTTAGTACTTAGGCATTACCGTAATATGACATAGGCTAAGGATCTGATTACCCCCTAAAAGGAGGGTCAGTGAAAAGCCTGATGTCACTCTGGTCCCGACTAGCAGAGGAATCTGCTAGTCTGTGCTGCACTAGCGCCACTGAGGACATTAATACCGTCCTCAGGCGGTCTGAACATGAGGGGTTGTCGTTTTTGACGATAACCCTACCTGACTATGGAAAAGCCATCCGAAAATGGCTCGACCGGGGTCAGGTCGACATCAACCAATCGTTCCGAAATGGACGAAAGGGAGGTCTCCCCCTATTTCTAGGAGGTTTCCTCAGTCGTGTGTTCGACCGGAACAGTGGTGCATTGCTCGATGATCCATGTATCGATTCAATACTTGCTTTGCAGCAGCTAACGCTGCTGTTTGGCAAAATTGAGCTTGATTGCTCTAAAAAGCGTCAAGCTCAAGCGATACAGAGATTTCTCGAGTGTGAGCAGGAGGTCAGACAATTCGACGCTACTATTCTTGATAGTGATATCGAGGATTTTAGCAATATGTCGAATTTGCTTTTTGGTGATCTGTTTTCTCAAATGGAATTAAAGCTCCAAATGGGTCAGATCTTGCCAAAGCATGGACCAGGTGCCACTGCTGAAAAACTAACCAGTAATGGTAAGTATAAACAGCAGTCCTGGACCAGCCGACTTCAGAGAGTGTTTAAGTTCTCTGAGTTCACCACCGCGAATTTCCTCTCAATGATGTATTCGTACACACATGAGTGGAGCGATGGTGTGACCTTCCTCGAACCTGGGGAAGAAGTACCTGTTAGGGTACATCTTGTTCCTAAAACAATGAAGACTCCTCGAGTCATCGCAATTGAGCCAGCTTGTATGCAGTATATGCAACAGGCTGTCTTAGGCGTGTTTCTCGAGTGCTTTAAGAGAGATAACCTCCTCAAAAAGCTAATCGGATTTGACGACCAAGTACCTAACCAGGTGCTTGCTCGTAGCGGTTCTCTTGGTAGAGGACTTGCTACACTCGATCTGAGTGACGCTTCCGATCGTGTCTCCAATCAGCTCGTCAGGACGATGTTTAGTCGGTGGCCAATTTTGTTAGAGGCCGTCGATGCAACTCGTTCCCGTCGGGCTGACGTACCTGGTGTAGGCGTAAAACGCCTTGCCAAGTACGCGTCTATGGGTTCAGCACTTTGTTTCCCAATAGAGGCGATGGTCTTTACGACCATTATCTTCTTAGGGATCCAAAAGTCGCTCAATGCGCCGCTGACCAAGAAGGAGATTAGAAAATCTTTTTCTCGGTCGGTGCGGGTCTATGGGGATGATCTGATTGTCCCCGTAGAACATGTGACTACCGTTGTGCAGACCCTCGAGCATTTTGGTGCTCGGGTTGGACTGGACAAGAGCTTCTGGACTGGAAAGTTCAGGGAGTCTTGTGGTCGCGAGTATTATGCGGGTGAGGACATTTC